ATCATCGGCGCGGAGTTCATCCGTGTGTTCGAGGAGGAGGCCCGCAAGCTGGAGGGGATCAAGTTCCTGGGCCAGGGCACCATTTATCCCGACATCATCGAGTCCGGCACCAAGACTGTGAAGGCGGTCAAGAGCCACCACAACGTGGGCGGCCTGCCGGAGGACCTGGACTTCGAGCTGGTGGAACCCCTGAAGATGCTGTTCAAGGACGAGGTGCGCGCCTGCGGTAAGGCTCTGGGCCTCCCCGATTCCATGGTGTACCGCCAGCCCTTCCCCGGCCCCGGCCTGGGCGTGCGCTGCCTGGGCGCCATCACCCGTGACCGCCTGGAGGCCGTCCGGGAGTCCGACGCCATCCTCCGTGAGGAGTTTGCCAAGAACGGCCTGGAGGGCAAGGTGTGGCAGTATTTTACTGCGATCCCTGACATCAAATCTG